AGCAACGCTTGAAGGTAACGGCGGTAAGCAAATTTCCGTTCAAATCTTGAAGCAAGCAGTTGAAGCCAAGACACGTAAGTTGCAAGCACGTTGGACATTTGAATCTGCACAAGACGCACAGGCCATGCACGGTATTGACGTTGAAGCAGAAATCATGGCAGCTCTTGCACAAGAGATCACTGCTGAGATTGACCAAGAGATTCTCTTGAGTTTGAGCACCCTGGCTGCTGTTGAGTACACATACAACCAAGCTACCGTTTCCGGTACTGCTACGTTTGTGGGTGACGAACACGCTGCTTTGGCAGTGTTGATCAACCGTACAGCTAACTTGATCGCCCAACGTACACGTCGTGGCGCAGGTAACTGGGCTGTTGTTTCACCAGCCAGTTTGACAGTGTTGCAATCAGCAACTACTTCAGCGTTTGCTCGCACAACAGAAGGCACATTCGAAGCTCCTACAAACACCAAGTTTGTTGGTACATTGAACGGTGCTATGCGTGTGTTTGTTAACTCATACGCTAGCGACACTGCTAACGTATTGGTTGGCTACAAAGGTACTAGTGAGGCAGATGCTGCCGCATTCTATTGCCCTTACATTCCGTTAATGAGTAGTGGTGTGGTTCTTGACCCATCAACATTCGAACCAGTCGTGTCATTTATGACTCGCTACGGATTCGTAGAACTCACGAATACTGCAAGTTCGTTTGGTAACGCCGCTGACTATGTTGGCGAGATTGCTGTTCAAAACTTGTCATTCTCCTAATCAGAGAATCCGCCCAGGGATGGGAAGGAAAAAAGCACTCTTCGGAGTGCTTTTTTATTAGCGGCATAAATAATTTAAAGGAATTGTTATGAGCACAGAAATTTACAGAAAATATTTAAACATCATCAACGAGAACAGCCAACCCCCGGTTCAACTGGATGAAGGTGTTATGGATATGTTAAAACCATATATTCAAAAAATAGCCAATGCGTTAATGTCAAAGTTAGACCCAGAAACTTTACAAGGGTTGAAACAAGCATACGATCAATCAGGTGGTAATAAAGATAAATTTATGGCTGCTATTGGAATCACACCGCAAGATTTAGCACCACTAGCTAAAAAAGGTAATGTACAAGAAGCTAACATGGATGATGGGTTTGCCAAACACATGTTTGGCACAGGTACTTCAATAAAAAGCAAAGTATTGACTGGTATATTTAATATAGTACCACTTGTAGGTGTTTTAGATGCACTTTTTGGCAACTATATTGGTTCCGCAATGAATAGTGCTACAGGTGGGTCTGCGTTATCATATATATTTTATATAGTAAGTGCTGCCTTAATTTGGGGCGTGGGCAATTATGATTTTGGTGATATGGATCATAAACAAGGTAGTCGTCCAACTGGATTCACCAGCGACGGATCGTAAATTTACCCCAGGGATGGGAAGGAAAAAAAGCACTCTTCGGAGTGCTTTTTTATTGGGTATAAATATTGGTATGATTAACCAAATAAAATATTCAGGCCTATTTCCTGAGCGGCATGCAAGTCCAGTGGGAACAACCTTGGGTTTACCACAACCCAAGCCCGCGGCTCCTGTTGTGCCTGTGCAACAGCAACCTGTTAAATCTTAAACAATTTCAAGTGTAACTTGATTCGTTCAACCACTGTGGCCCAGTCACCCATTACAGGTTGACGGAACAATCTTGCAGTGGCATACCAAGGTGTGTCGTCTCTGTTCAGCAACCAGCGCCAGCAAGGTGCATAGTTGTTCAGCATGATCCAAGTGGGCTTGCCCAATGCGGCAGCAAGATGTGCAGTGGCAGTGTCCACACTCACCACCACATCAAGATTTGCAACCAATGCGGCAGTGTCAGCAAACGAGTTCACACCACCTGGAAAACAGCGTACTCCTGCTGAAACTAGTTCTTTTTCTTCCTCAGCAGTGCAGTCAGTTTGTAAATTATACCATTCGTAATCTACATGTGATCGAATCAAGCCCAGCATAGTCTCAAACGGCATGGCCTTGTGTTGATTGATCCAACTGTCGCGTCGGCCTGACCAGGCAAAGCCCACTCGTAGCCGATTTTTTACTCCCAGGTTCCTGCGCCAGTCCGCAACCAATGCAGGATCAGGATTTAAGTATTGAATCACAGTGGGCAAGTTGTCAACACGAACATTTAGTTTTCCGGGCAAGCTCATTATGGGAAGCCAGTAATCAAACGCATCACCTGGATTTTCGGCATAACCGATTACTCGAACTCCACGTCCAATTTCACTAGACTGAATCAACGGAATCAATCCGTTGGTCACTTGCACTGTGACTGTGCCACCAATGTTTTTTAAGTTATGTATGAATCTCACAAACTGAATAATATCACCGTGCCCTTGTTCGCCACGAATAAAAATTGTTTTACCTGTTAAATCTTCACCGTTCCACACAGGCCAAGGATAGTTGGGAATTGTACCTTTTAAATGTTCAAAATTATGCCGTGCTTCATAGGCAGGCCAGCCACGTACATAGTCACCGCTTAACAAATAAGCAACTGCTAGATTAAAATGGTGTGTGACATTGGCAGGATCCAACTGTATGGCACGTTGTAAAAACGGAACAGCGCCCACAGGATCACCTATCTCTCTCAGCACATTGCCGTAGTTGTTGAACGCACCTGATGAGCCTCTGTCTGTGACCATTGCTGTTGCGTACTGTTGCAAGGCCTGTTCCGGCAGGTGTTGTTCTCTGTAGCTATTGCCTTGAGCAATAAGTTGTTCTGTAGTTTGCATGACAATATTTACGTGTTATTTTATAGACATCAAAATATCCAATTGCTCATAAATACTTGTCAACGCAATCATGCGTTTTATGCAGGCCTAAGACCTCTGCGTAGCGGCTAGAACCCGCATCGGACTTCTTTAAGGAGAAAACAAAATGGGTCGTCCTCTAAAAATACAAAAATATTCAACTGGCTCCAGTATCACTGGTGGCGCAGTAGCAATTGATCAAGCATATCCTCCGTTTGCCGCTCCAACGTCACTGGACACAAACACAGTGGTATTGCCAACACCTGCAACTTCACCACTGCCATTCACTGGCGTAGTTGGCGGCCTACAAGGCGGCGCTGTCAGCACAACATATCCCATTGTTGAAGTAACTGGCAACATTCAGAACAGCTACACAGGCAGTGCTAGCAGTGTGATTCTGCGCCAAAAAGGTGCTCATAAATTCCTAGTGGCCACTGCTGCCGGGATTGACCCTGCAAACGCAGTGATTGGTGCAACACCTTCTGTAGCATTGCGTATTCTCACGCTGGGTGATACAAATTGGCAAGCCATGGGTGCTCCTGTAGGCGCCGCAGTTGGCACAGTGTTCACACCTACTGCGGCTTCGGGTGCAGGTACAACAGGTACAGCTCAAGAAATTGGCCAGTGCGTGTTGACTAGCGATTCAACTCCTGCTGGTGGCAACATGACCATTACCATGGCAGTGGGTGGAGACAGTACTGCTGTGTACGTCAGCAAGTTGACCAACAAGTTTGTACAAGACTTCAACGGTGGTGAAACCGGCGGCAATGCAGACTCGGGTGATGTTTGGAATCCCACTCAAGTGGTCAATGACATTGAATATGCAGCCAACTTCTTTACAGATGCAAGTACATTTGCCAAGAGTGGTGCTGAAGTTGATACCTGGGCTAGTACCAATCAAAACAGCAATGGCACACTGGGCCTTGCACAGGTGGACAAACTTACATCTTAATTTTGCAACCCCGATCCCCACGGTTAAATATCGTGGGGATTTTTTATGACTATAGCATTTGTGTTAGGCAACGGAGTCAGCAGGTCTGGACTGCCGTTGGAACACATTCAAACATTGGGGAAAGTATATGGATGCAACGCTCTTTATAGAGAGTTCACACCAGACGTTCTTGTGGCAACAGATCGCCCAATTGCCCAACTGATACAAGAAACTGGCTATTCTGCCCAACATCGATTCTACACAAGAAAACCCATTCCTGGTCTGGGTGCTGTGGCTGTGCCCAAAGAGTACTACGGCTTTAGTTCTGGTCCAAATGCCGTGGGAATTGCGGCCAAAAATCAACACGGTAGGATCTACTTGATAGGATTTGACATGGGTCCTAACGTACACAAACTGTTTAACAACATGTATGCAGGCACAGAGTTTTACAAGCCCACGGATTCACGTCCAACTTTTACTGGAAATTGGGTAAAACAACTCACAACCATTGCCAAAGATCACCCCAATACCGAATTTATTCGCATCTGTGGCAACACCACAGCACGATTACCGGAGTTAGACCGGATTAAAAACTTGGTCCATGAGGATTTGAGTACCTTTGTAATGCGGATAAATAATCAAAAGGATCTCTAAATGGCTACAGTAAAAACTACCAGCGGCGACTATACCATCACAGTGGCAAATGGTCTTGGCCTCTTAACCATCAATGCCGATCTTGATGTAGTTGGTAATATTACATATATTGATTCAAGTGAGCTCAAAGTCACTGACCCATTCATCACTGTGGCTGCCAACAACAACGGTGCAATACAAAGCATGGGCTTGGTGGCTCAAAAAACAACCACAACTTTTGCAGGCTTGCGATTTAACACAGTATCGGGCGATTGGGAAATCAGTGACAGTGTTGACGCCAATGGCGCACCAATATCTGCATATGTAACAATTGCTTCCGGTAATATAAGCACCTCACCAGGTGCACCTGTTAATTCTGTGCAGTTTAACAATGCTGGTACCTTTGGTGGTAACAGCAAATTTACATTTGATTCTGCAAATACCAAAGTGGGCATAACAGGGCAATTGGTGTTGGGCAACATAGCCACAACGCCCGCAGCCACAGCAAACTCTGCCGCACTGTACAACAACACCGAAGGCGCTGGTGGAACTGGTGTGTACGTCAGAAGCACAACTGTCGACGACGAATTAATTAGCAAACGCAAGGCTCTTGCATATAGTCTTGTACTTTAAGGAATCAAAATGGCAATTACCAATACACGATTAACAACAACCACACCAACCACAGTATTTGAAGCAGTTGGACAACAGGCAATCACCACAATATATTTGTGCAACACAACAGGAACAGATGTTTCAGTTAATGTATTTGCAATCAACAGTGATGACAGTGTTGGCGCTGCTTTTGAAAATATGATTTACAATCAGATTTTACTCACTGCTGGCAGTGGCAACATAGGTGACACCTATGTTATATCAACAGAAAGACTTATACTAGACAACGGCGATCTCATTGATGTTGAAGCAAACATTGCTGATTGTGTCACTGTCACAGTGAGTTCAATCTCAGTGTAACATGGGAAATTGGGTCAAAAATCGCCGACTAGAATCTGGCAGTACATCAGTGGTTATGCCAACTGGCAGCTCGGCCACTCGCCCGGACGCACCTGTGTTTGGACAATTTAGATTCAACACTGACATAGGATTGATTGAATTCTACAACGGTGCTGTATGGTCTCCTCTGTCCGCTGGTGGGTCCATTGCTTATACAGTTGATGATTTTGTGGGCAACGGCATTACCACAGTGTTTACCATGTCCGTACAAGAAGCAACAGCACAACAGATCATTGTGTTTATTGGAAGCGTGTATCAGATACCAGTGACAAATTACACAGTTAACGGTGGATTTGATATCACATTTACCAGTGCGCCGCCATTGGGTCTTCCAGTCAACGTGATTCATAGCACAACCTGAGTGTTGCATCAACTAAATACCCTATAAGGGAAAAAATCAATGGCTATTAGCAAAATTGCAGGACAGATGTTGAAGAACACTCTCGAAAGAGATGGTTCTAATCTGGCAATTTCTGACACAGTAGCCGACACCCCGGTCGTCTTTGTTGACGTTGTAAATTCCAGAGTTGGTGTTAACAACGCAACTCCTG